TAAAGGTCTTTTTATTGTTGTATAAAAATTTATACCTTTTAAAACATTATTATCAAAAATACCCATCCAATTTTTTTTCGTATCAAATCTTGCATAAAAAGTACCTCTTGCGTCTATATCATTACCTTTTAACCAATAACTATCTAATAAAACTTCTTTATGTTTTGCTAAAAAGTCACCTGTCTTAAGCAATCTTTTCTTTGGATCATTTGTTAGTTGAAAATTATTGTGTGGGTGTACATTATAATATTGATGTTTCGCAATATAATTTACAGCATCCATAGGTTCTATTCCTTTAACTATCATACTTTAATCTCCTCAAGTTTAAATTCAATACCTTCTAGTTCTTCAGGTTTGCCATTAGGATAATCAGGATATACTTGAAACTCCTCTCCAGTTGTATCACTCTTACAACCTGCAATCAACCAATCCCATTTAAAATCGCCATCTATAACAAATTCATTCATCACTTCGTATCTACCATCATCTTTCTTTTTTAATAATTCTTCTTTACATTCTTCCATACTATTGAACCAACCTTCCATTTGAAAAGTTGTTTGTGTTTCAACAGGACTATGACCTATCAAATATGCTAATATCAATATTTTATAATCCATCATTTACTATAATACCTTCTATGTGTGTGTAACCTAATTCTTTAGCAGCAATAACTCTTTGATTACCTTTTTTAACACTATATCTCTTTTCTATATATGGTATCCCCATAGAGCCATATCTAACTTTACTATTTTTTAAATGTAATATTACCTCAATAGGATTATTTAGATTGTCCTTAAGCGTTTCTGTTAACGCTTGAGCCATAGGTGTTGAAGTATTATTATAAGTTAATTCACTTATTCTAAAAACTTCTTTATTCGGGTGTGATGTTTTTGCCTTCAAAATTTTCATTTTCACTTTTTCTTTCCATATTAGTTTCAACAGATTTTTTATTTAACATCTTTTGTAATTCTGCTGTTGATCCTACAAATAAAGCATTCTTAATATTGGCATTTGTTTTGTTAGGTACTTCTTTTAGGTCTTTTAATTTTTTCTGTAAGTCTTGTAATTTGTCAACCGTTTGTCCAACTTGACCTATTAGTTGTCCTGCAACTTCGTATGCTCTAGGGTGTTGACCTTCTTTTGCAATGTCAAGTATTCCTTGTATTGCCTCTTGCCCTTTTTCAATTAGACTATAATAACTTTCTCTACTATAATCATAATCTGTATTAATATCTTTTTCTACAGCTAATTCTAACTCACCTTCTTTTCTTTCAACAGGTGGACTAAATTCTTTAATTGTAGTCTTATGATCTACGCCTAATATTTCGTTTACTTTATCTTCCAATTTACTCATCTGTGTCTGTCTTAGGATTATATCTCTTACCATCTGCAAAGAAATTAATTGTAGTTGTAAAACCAAAATCATCATCTGCGTCAGCATTTGTAGGATTAGGTATAACTACTACTCTTTCTTCCCTTGTTAAAGGACTATCTGTATCTGTTCCTAAATCTGATTGTACTTCTTTAATCACTCCTTGATTATTCATAGGACCAAATAGATAAGTCTTAGCAGTAAAACTTAAAGTATATATAACCGCCCTTCTACTTGTAAAATCGCCATCATATGTATCCTCATAATTTATATTACCCAATACAATAGGTATATCTCTTTTAATATTTAGATCAGGTACAGCATTGATAGTTACCGTGTAGTCAGGTTGAAAGAAAGGTAATATTTGTTCTATGATCTGTAATCCATCTTCAGCAGTTGCTGTAAATACGTATAACTGCATACTAATATTATATGGCACAGGTGTATAATTAAAATTTACTTTCTTTCCATCTTCGCCTGATTTAACTTGCGTATATTTTTGTACACGAGTTAATTTTCTACTAGGATCATATGCAAGTCCTGTAATTTCAAAACCCATACGAGGTAATGATGTTGCAAATTCTCTACTATTTAAGTTTGCTTGTTGATCTAATCTAACTAAAAATTTTTCTTTTGGTGCATATGCAAGTGGCACTTTAATTCTGCTAGTTACACCACCAGTAGAGTTTGTTCTTTGAATTATTATATTATTAAATATCTGACCAAATGCAATAATTAATTTTCTAAAACTTTGATTATAAAATCTATTACCTAACATTATCTATCCTCATCTCCAAATGGATTTCTTTCAGTAAAGTCTAGTATATCATCTAATGCTGATGATGTATCAAAACCTGCTTCAGTATCTAAATCTGTATTAGAAGCATATGGCGATTGTGTTTGTAAAACTGATTCTGTAAAGTCTTCATTTAATAAGAAAGCAGGTTCACCAGTAGGTAAATCTTTCTCTAATCTAATTGATCCTTCTCCATCTAATGCAACTTGACCACTCTCTAATGTAAACTTAAAGTTTAATTGATTTAATGTGTACTTATCTTCAGCGTCATCAATTGTAGCAAGACCTGTATTGAGTTCTTCCGAAGAATATTCCCAACGTGTTACTCTTAATTTGTAAACTGGTAGTTGACCTAATGCAAAGAATGGTTCCTGATCTTCAACAAATTGTATCTCAAAAAATGAGTTCATCAAAGGATAATAAATTATATCACCTTCGTTAGGTCTTCCAGCAGCAACTAAACTATCTTTTAGACCTACGTGGTAATCCCAACTTCTTTTAGACACCATAAATGTAGTGTCTTCTCTAATCTCTAATCCAAATTTTGAAACTATCTCTTGTTGACCTGCAAAACCTTCAGTTGATTCTACATACATTTCTATTAACCAAGAGTCATCAAACCTAGAAGTTGTATCTTCTCCTAGTATCAAATCTCTATTGACTAATGTTCGTGGTAGGTAATAGACATCGTGGCCGTAGATTTTAAGACCTTCAATTATTAAATCTTCGTAAAGTCTTTTCTCATTTTGGTTACCAATGCCGTTGCCACCTTGAAAGTAATGATTAACTGGCATAGCATTATCCTATCATCATTGCAGGATTTAATTCGTAAGTTGTTCTAATCTCGTTCTCTAACTTTTCTAGGTCTTGTAGTGCTTCAGAATATATTTGTTGACCGTTTAAAGTAACTCCACCAACCATTGCCACACCGTTAAATTTAGATAAGTTAGCACCCCATTGTTTTTTAAATAAAGCAGTTGTATATCTTTTTAAATATATGTCATTAAAAACATCTGTATAACTATTTGGATCTAATTTTCTGTAACATTCAATAACTATCCATTCGTCTGTTTCTAAATCGTTTGTCCAATCCATATCAATGTATAATCTATTATCGTGTTGATTAAATCTCAAAGGTTTTTCACCTACAAGTATGTGATCTAAAAAATCTAAATGTCTTAATACAACATCATAATTGATAACACTAGTTGATGAAAAATCGTATAGATCATTTAATCTTAATTGGTATCTAACATCAAATAGATTCATATTACCTTTATCTGAAAAAGGAAATATATTAATTACTGATATGATACTATCTGGTACTACTAGAAAGTTTTTGTCTTCATACCATTTAGTTGTTACTGAATTGTCTTTTAAATCTGTTGCTGTTTCGTTTTCGTTATTGATAGCAGATAAACGAGTCTTATCAGCAGCAGTCAGTTGATATTTTAAATATGTTCTTCTAATACCATCGTAATGATATTGTTGAAAATACTGAACGGCCTCGTCTATTCTATCTTCTAATTGGTCGTCATCTACATTTATCTCAATGACTGGTTTACCCAATGCTCTTAATGAATATTGCTTTAATGTTTCTCTTGTTGATGGTACTGCCATAAATCCTCGTCTTTAGTACTATTTATAAGAATTATTTAATGGTAGGAAAGAGATTATCAGCACAAAATAACTTAATATCTTCTTCAGGTAAACCAAGTGATTTCATAGTTCTTGGCGTATGTGGATTTTTTTGTTGATTTTCACAATAAAAATTTTGTGCTCTTATGACATCTTCCTCGTTAGAATCACTATTAAAATCACCTATTTTATCAATATATGCGTTTAGATTTGATACTGCCATAGTACATATTTGATTTAACTCTCTCTCTTCCTGTACATTTCCAGCGGCTATCATACCTTCGCTAAAGATTGCTTTTGCCCAATCAGGCAATTCTCTAACTTTTGAAGGTTTGTACCATTTATTTTCTTCTATGAACCATCTAGTTAAAGGGTGTTCTTTCTTTAATAGTGGAGAGAAATCGTGGAATGCACCAGTAACTTTTTTCTTACCTGCAATAATATCAAAACCGTAAATAGGTCCGCCATTTTTCTTCATAGGAAATAGACAGATATGTGCCATCCATAATCCTTTTGTTTCTCTAGCGTCAACGACATCAACGTGTGCTCTTCTAATACTCATATTAGACCAGGTACGATTTGTCCAACCAGGTTTATTAAATCTATCCATACCTGGTTCGTTATATTCTGTTAAGTTTTTATTTAATACACCTATTATTTCTTCTTCTAACTTAATTAATCTTTCCCATATCATTTAGATACCTCATCTGTCAATACTAGAGGTTTATTCAATTCGTTCATCTCTTTAAATAAATTAGTGGCAGATTCAAAACAATATTCTACTTCACTAATTACATTTATTTGATATGTGTTTAGGTATTCGTGTATAACTTCTTTTACAATTCTCTTCCACTCTTTTGCATTATTTCCAAAGTCGTAATATCTTTTAACAGGTACTTTTCTTGCAATCATTTGACCACCAGATAAATCACCTAAATGTCTTACATAGATATGTGCATATAATTTTTCAGGATCATCTTGTATTGATTCAATATGATCTACATATT